ATGTATCGCGGTAAACTAGTCAATTGGAATGACGATAAAGGGTTCGGTTTCATCAGCGCAGCAGAGCTTTCATCAAATACCTTTATTCACATTTCAACGCTTAAGCACATGAGTCGATCGCCAAAACAAGGCGACTATATTTACTTTGAAGTTGAAAGGCATGAAGGGAAAACGCGCGCGACAAATGCTCGTATAGAGGGAGTTGCCGCGAAGAAATTCAAAACCTCAAAAAGCACCAACAAGCCCGGTGCGAATAAGCTAGTGCCTGTATTAGTGGTTGGGGTTATGTCGGTTCTATTATTCAACTATTTAGATTTTACCGAGCAAGTCGGCAGTCCAAGAGCTATTCAACAAATCCCCGACACCGCAGTAGACACCACGCCACGACAAACATTTAAGTGTGATGGGCGCCAGTACTGTAGCCAAATGAGATCACGAGAAGAAGCTGTGTTTTTCATTCGAAACTGTCCGAATACAAAAATGGACGGTGATAACGATGGCAATCCTTGTGAGAGTGACTCAAGGTTTTAAAAGGTAAATGCCTAGCTACAAGCTTTTAGCGATGAACCGTAATGAACGCTTTGCTCTGTACGAGGGTAAGATTGATGGGTTCAAAGCGAAAGAGGCTTGTTTGTGTCATACATTAACTAGACGATTGATGTTGGTTAAATAGGTTTAAACTCTATTTAACATAATCGACCTATCAAGTATCGACCACCTCTGTAGCCCTTGCTATGACTGGGTTTGTATGTTTTGCAACCTTTAGAATGGGGTGGGGTGAAAAAGCTCATGCGGCTTGCTCTCTCCAAATTTTTGCTTTTTCGTGGTTTCCTGCCCTCTCTTCACGCTCAGCTTCAATAGCAGCAACGACTTTAAGCGGTTCAGGGTGTTTCCCTAGAATGGCTAACTCAAGCGCTTTAAAGTCAGAAAATACGGCTCTACCGTTCCTAACCTTACTAATGTACTGTCTTGAAAAGCCTAGCAGCTTTGCGAGTGAGTAATCAGAGTCAATGTCCACGGACTCTTTAAACCAGTCGAGCAGCTCAATCGAGTTGCTTATTTTCATAACTTTTCTTCTTTCAGGTCGGCGTTATATTGCAAAGAATACAGTGCTTTTCAGGCTTTGCAACGTTACCCACTGGGTTGACACGTTACCTCGTAGGTTTACTATTTGATCCGCCAGCAACGTTTAGATCCAAAAACTGCGGTGGCGATTTCAGGTCGGCGGGGCGACTGAGGGGGTAGCAGTCCTCAGTTTAGCCCTTGCTTTTTAATTTGGCCTGAATGGAACCTAAGACCTGAAAGGATAAATGCGCTAATGAAGACAATATCAATTCAAGAATGCCCCCACACTGGCTATAGCTTAGAGCTTAAAGATAGTGCTACGTGTACCAGACATCTTATTTACTTTAACGAGCTTTCGTTTTCAGGTGACACACTCGTTGATGGCACAAAGTATGTTTTTACTCATGTGAAGTCACCTTTTTATGATTGTTCCCTTATTGGTGCCTCCATAGAATTAAATGTACGCGAGTATGGAACATTAAAGAAACAAGCTAAAGCCCTTGGCCTAGAGCGAATCACAGAACCAGCTTAACGGCTGGTTTTTGCGTTTTTAGCTAAAGCTATCGCAGTAGCTTTAGCTAAGAATGCACTCGTTAAATAAGCGGCTGTGGGGCTTTAGCACTTAGATTGGATCATAGAGTAAGTGGTCTAGGTGTGCCGCAGTTCGTGGGGGGTGAGTGTCCTCATAGGGTTATCACGGGAACAGTACCAATAGCCCTACGTGTACGAAGCGACAGCGGCAACGGCTAGGACAAGCGCCCAACAGGGGTAATACAAGGCTCGCAACCTTGCGCAACATCACCGTTAGGAATACGGCCAACGCTGTGAGAGTGGGCACGGGTACCAGGGGCGCATTAGGTTGAAAGCGCTTGAATAGCCACTCTTGCCGTAACGCTCACCAAAGCGTGCGGCCATCCGAAGCATAGCTTTAGCTAAGTGCCTAGCTTTAGGCCTTTAGCAAAGCTTACCAAGCGGCTTTGGGTGCAGCGCCGACATTGCGATTAGCTTTAGGCCCGATTCAGTTCGGTTAGTTCTTTAGCGGTTCGTAAGGGGCTTGCTGCATCCGAAGCGCAGCGAGGATGTAGCAAGGGGGCAAAGAGTCCCCAGCGGTATAGCGCGCGCATTCTCCAGGAGAAAAGCCCCGCGAGGGGCCAGCATTTTTTTGAGCGAAAGCGGCATTTTGCTTTTGCTCATGCAACCTCAAGGCGCAAGCGAGGTGCAAGGCCCTGCAAGGGCCAGCCTTTCCCGCGCCCGCAAGGGCGCTACCGAGGCAAACCGACCTGAGAAAATTCAAAAAATTTTATTGGGCGGTGTGATATGTGGTCAACAGGCCCGCTAGGGGCTTTGTCCATCATATCCACGGCTTATTGGGTTGTGCGGTAAGTGCGGCAACAAGACGCGCCAGCGGCTTTTGTCCACTTATCCACAATTTTCGTTTTTTTGTTTAAAAACAGGCGGTTACATGAGTAATTCAACGCAAGCTACTGATTTAAAATCACTTTTTTACACCACCATAGAGCAGATGAACGTGCTCGAGCAAGCAATCAAGGGCAGCAACCCCCTTGCTGTGAAAGACAAAGCACTTCAACTGGCTAAATCAACGCGCAAGGCAATCGTTTGCCAGCACAAAATGATTGAAGGGCTAGAGAAACGCTTAGATAAAGCGGAGTCGGCCAATGGGTAAGGAGATATACGGCAAAATCACCTGCCCGCACTGTGGCAGTCGTGATGCAACGGTGCACAAGCAAGCTAGCCGCAACGCGAAATGGTATTACCGATGCTACGACGGCCCCAATGGCCCATGCGGCACGGTACAAATTCCGTTACCAGGCGGGCAAAAGTTTATCGAAGATAACATGCGGTCATTGAACGAAGCAGAAGCCAGCGAAGCGGCTCACGAAGTTAGCGAGCAGGCCCGCGAGCGCCAGGAACGTGTCGCAGCTAAGGCGCAAAACAAGAAAAGTTTACTATCTCGCATGTTTGAGGATGAGGACGAATGAGTTTACCAAACCAAGACCAACCCACAGACCTAGGCCAAGAAGTTGATCTAGGCCAGCCCGACTTTACCGACATTCTAGATGACGATGCCGACATTACAGAAGCGGTGATGGCTCAAAGCAACACCGAAGGCGCAGCTGGCAGTAATGCCGGCGAAATGATCTGCATCGGTATTAAGTTCGCCACTGATTTTGCGGCCAAGCGCTTTGGCGACCACTGGGCTTTGCAGCAAGGCGAATTGGTGGAGCTATCAGACCGTATTGATGCGGTGATGCCAGAAACAGACCTTTCACCTGGCTGGGCGCTGGCTGCAACCGTCGCGGGTATCTTTGGCCCTCGGGCCATGATTGAGTTTGCTAACCAAGCTGAGCAACAACAACTGGAACAACAAGGGGGCCAAGATGACCAAGCGCAAGCCAGCGCCGAAGAAACTAAAGCGCCATGATCCATCCCTTGCGAATGAAAACGTGCTCATTGTCGGGGCCAGCGGCAGCGGTAAGTCAGCATTTTTACGCCAGACAATTGACTTTAAACAGCCGCGCATTGTTGCTTGGGACCCCGACGAGGATTACCGCTTACCACGGGTTAAATCAATGGCCGCATTTGAACGCCTGGTCAAGCGTTCAGGGTTTGGGCCAATACGTTGCGCTCTCACAGTTCAACCCAACGAGGATAACTTCGAGCGTTACGCGCAGCTGGTGTTTGCCATTCTTCACCAAGCCGCCCCAATGACGGTGATATGCGATGAAATTGCTGATGTTACCCGGGTATCAAAAGCCACCGAGCATTGGGGGCAGCTGTGCCGCAAAATACGAAAGTACGGCGGCAAGCTCTACGCCATTACCCAACGCCCCCAAGAGTGCGATAAAACTATTATGAACCAGGTCGAATATACCTGGTGCGGTGCACTTAAGACCATGGCGAGTTACAAGTATATGGCTGGGGAAATGGGAATATCTGTGGCTGATTTGCAAAGCATTGAGAACATTCACCGCAAGCAAGTCCAATACTGGATACGCAAAGGAACCGACGCGGCCACACTCGAAACCATTAAATTTTAGGAAGCGCTATGAAAGAGAGTTTTGCTATAAAAGAGCCTGTAAAAGAGCCTGTAAAAGAGCCAGTCGGGCTTATTCTATCTGTTTTATTTGTCATGTTAATTGTATTTTCTTTTGGGGTTATTGTTGGCAGTGAGAATCTACAATCTGTTAAGCAAGATAAGCAAATATGTGAGTACCAGCTAAAAAGACGAAGCGAAAAGGAATAGGTGCTGATGTTATGTTTATCCCTCAAGTTTCAAAATGGCATGACCTACAAATAGAACGGGCCAAGCGCAACCATGCCAGGCGAAAACGCAAAGCGCTTAGGCAATCTTGGCTATTAATCTGTCATGCTTACGCCATCGATGAGGGTAAGGAGCTAAAGCCTAAAACGATAACTGAGTTTCAACAATTAATAGAGGAACACTTAGCCAGTAAAAAAATATTGAGCTAAAGCTAAAAATCAAAAAATTTTAAGGGGCCGAAATAGCTTTAGTTATAGCTACAACGGCCCTTTTTTATTCCCGCTTAAATGCTGTCACCCGCTTTGGGTTCTTTACCTAGTGCAACCATTGGAGACAGCACAACATGTTTAGCAAAAATCGTTTAATCACTATCGCTATGACTATCGGTGTTCTCGCCGCAATCAATAAAGTGTCCGCTCTGCGCCCAGTTAAGCGCCTAGTAAATTAAGGGGGCGGTATGCGAGCGATTGAAAAGTTACCTAATTTCACAGGTGTTGAAGCTGGCAACACAGTATCTCTAAACCTACCTGTCGGCCTGACTTACGACAAAATCCACTTGGCGTATACAGGCGTAACAGCCAACCAGATTAAAAATATTCGTATTGAAACGAATGGCCGAATGCTCACCGAGTACCGCTCATTGCAGGACTTGCTTGATGAAAACGCCCGTTTTCAGCGTGAAACCTTGGCGGACTATGCCACATTCCACTTTGTGCAAGACCAGCTAGAAAGCGCGCAAAAAGCGGCATTAATTGAGCGTCGTTTCTTCGCCCTGGGCACGGTCGGTTTATCCACGCTGCAACTGAAGTTCGATATCGATAGCGCTGCAACAGCACCGGCAATCGAAGCGTTTGCAGAAAAGAGCGCCCCCGCGCCTGTCGGCTGGGTGTTTAAGCGCCGTTCGTTTATGTACAACCTTATCAACGGCCGCACTGAAATCGACAACTTGCCACGGCCTGACGGTGCGCACATTGCGGGTATTCTTATTAAAGCCCCAGGCATCGATGGCGTCGAGTTCCTAGTCGACAACACCAAGTGGCGCGACTCTATCCCCAAAGCACTGCATAACCACATCAATAAGCAAAATGGCCGCACCGCCATTAGCAACCAGTATTGGATTGATTTCATGCTCGAGGGCGATATGTACGAGTCGCTCAAGCTTGATAAAGCCATTCGTGATATGCGCTTGCGCATTGATGCGACCACGGCGGGCCAAGCTGAGGTGGTCGTGTACTACTTTGCGGATTACGCAAAGTCTAGTTTCTAAGGGGGCGCACCATGATGCAACCAACAGGAGGGGCGCAACCAGTGTCAAACTGGGGCACCACTATTGGCGGTCTGCTGTCACAAGCGGTCAACGCATACGGTGAGTACGAAGCGATTAAAGCCGCTAAGAATTCATCCGGCCAAGGCCGACTTGAGCAGTCATATTTGCCTGAGTACGAAAACGGTGCAGCTGTGCAAGTAGAAGCGCCCAAACAAACGGCGACACAACAGCCGCAAGAGCCAATGATTTTTGGGGTTCCTCAAAAAACTGTATTAATGGGCTCTGTCGGTTTGCTGCTTGTGGCCCTGTTACTTAAGGGGAAATAGCCATGCGCAATTCACCAAAAGGCTGGCGTTATTTCGCTTACGGGGTCGCTATCGCAGTGGCTGCAAACTTTGTAGCAGAAGGGGTGCGCAAATTGCTGCGTGATGCACCTACTGCGGAGGGTGAGTAATGTTTCCAGGAATGGGCGCAGTCGCAGGGTTAGGCGGCATGGGGGGCATGACGAACGGGGCGGGCAGTCCTATTAGTTCAAGTGCCAGTGCTGAAACTGGCGACCAAACACTTAACCAACGCTTTCAAGGCGGTAATTTAAGTTTTGGTGGCGGTACCAACAACCAATTGCTGATTTTAGGCGGCATTGCGGTTGTTGGCCTGTACCTAATGACACGTAAAAAGTAATGCGTATAGCACACATTAGCGAGCTTGAGCACATCAAGGATGCAGCCGGAAGCACCAACGATTACGCCGAAATACGGCAAGAGATAGCAACGAGCCGGGCTTTACTTGTTGAGCACATGGGTTGCTATTGTGTGTTACGCCTGGATGCAGACGGCCTTGTCGTTGTCTGCGCCCAGGGCGCAAATCTAAATCATATCGCGCCATTAATTGTACGCCTGGGCCAACGCCTCAAGGCGGGCGCAATTCTCTTTCACACCAAACGCCCCGCGCTTAAGCGCTTATTACGGGCGTATCAGTTTAAATTTCTGATGCACGATAACAACGGGCATCACGTTTACAGGATGGCAATATAATGGGTAGCAGATCTAGTTCATCCAGCCGCCAGCAAACCAATAACACCAGCACAACGATTGGTGTGTCGGGTGATAACCAGGGCTTTATCACCAATGGTAACGGCAATTCGTTCAATATCACCAGCACAGACGGCGGGTTAATTGATGGCGCGGTTGATATGGCCCGTGCGGGCTTCGACTTTGGTGATTCGGCTGTGCGTGGGGGTTATGACTTGGCGCGGGACGTAAACCAAGATTCTTTGCATTTCGCCGAAGGGGTTACAGACCAATTTGCAGGGCTTATTAGCGATGGTTTTAGCTTTGGTGCTGATGTTGTCGGCGAAAACACGAGCCTAGCGCGTGACTCAATCATGGCGCAAAACTACCTGGCTGAAACATCTATTGATGCTAATAGTGAGTTGGCCCGCGACGTAGCTTATCTATCAGAGAACATGCACGCAACGAACACCGACTTTGCTCGGGATACGTTGCAAGACTCACTTCTTGCGATTGACAATAGCAGTGAACGGGTATCAGAAATGGCGTATTTTACCGCCAATAACAGCAGTAACTTAGCGCGTGATGTTATCGCCGAAACGGCTGACGCTTACGAGGAGGCAGGCGATCAAACGCTATTGGCTCATAAGCAGGCGTTACAGTTCGCAAACGACGCGAGCCGCTCAGATGGGCAGCAGCTCGCCATCAGCACCAACAAAACAATGATGTACATCGGCATTGCTGCCGCTGGCGCAGTCGTACTTGTTGCGTTAAGTAAGGGGACAAACTAATGCTGTACAAGCAAACAATACGCGCTGGCGAAATGCGCGAAATTTCAAAGCGCGGCCACCACTTCAAGTTGATCAAGTGTCAAACGGCGCTCAGGCTGCGCGTTCACGCTAAGACTGAATTGCTTTTGGATACAGAGGTGCGCGCGGGGTTTGAGATTGCGTTTGCAAAAGAGTTTGAGCGTATCGTCATCGAAGCTGAGCAAGAGCAGCGCGTTGAAATATGGGCCGATATCTGGCCGCTTGGTTATGATGCGCCAGCACAGAACGCTAATGCGTTGCAAAATGGGCTATCAAATCATTACGGAGACTCTGAACTTGTTCTACCGTTCGAACCAAACCGCTTAAATGCGCGCATAGTTTCTGATCTCCCTTGGTGGTATGGCGGAAGCAATGTGAGCAAAGAAAACGGTATCCCTGTTGCTGCACATCAAGAGGTTGAAATTGCGGGCGCAGCCGAGATTTGGGCTGCGATTGAAGAAAGGGCAGAATACCAACCAACGACGCAATCAACACAAGTTCCTTTCGACGGTGGCTACACGTTTGCGACACTCGAGCACGAAACGGGGTTATACGTTGCGACGAGTGCCGGGCTATTTGTCTACAAAGATGGGCAATATCAGCTGCTAGAGCATATATCAGGTGTTCAGCAGTATGAACATGTTACGCGGATTTCAGAGGACGAAATTGCGGCTTGTGGCTCTTACGGCCATATCCACATTTTCAATATACGCACTGGTGCGCAGGGGGTTAAGTGGATGCCATTTCTGTCTGCGACAGGAACAGGAAGCGCAGATGTACATCTGAGTCGGTGTGATTGTATGACCTACTCTGAAAGTGCGGGGAAATTCATTATTGCTGGTCTGGGAACTGAGCCAGGCTTTGTGTACGTCAGTCGCGACAATAACATGAACACTGTGTGGGATATGAAAATGGTCGGCGGCCCTAAGTGGAATGTTTTGCGAGCATTTGACGACAAGTTTTTAGCAGTAGTGGGGATTGACACTTATGTCTTTGAAACTGCAACGCTCGCTGACTCCTGGGGAACTGATCAACCAATTGGGCAAATAGACAAAGGTATCAACTATGAGGCCCAGTGCACTGAAAATGACCGCATACTCGTATTTTCAACGAAGGGGTCTAACTCTAGCGTCTACACGATTAATAAAGCCAGTCTTAACCTTAACCTGGTTGCAGGGGGCGCTGCGGCTATTGCTACCCCCAGCGGTTTATTGATTTATGGCGTCGACGGCAATTTCTACGAATCTGAGGATGATGGAGCAACATTAGTTAGTTACCCAGGGCCTCACACTTGGAGTTCTTCGGCATCAGTCTATATGGGCTGGTCAGGCGGCAATTTGGTTGTCCACCCGAGAAACGGTGATGTTGAATTAGTTAGCACCGAGAAAAAGCGCATTATAGCTAAACAGCAACTCAGAGTGCTTAAGGGGTTTAGCTAGTGAACAGAAACCACGTTCTATTGGCCGTCGGGGCACTCATTCTAATTTCAGGAGCATATTTCATGGCACAGGCAAAAGGCTTACGCAACAACAACCCGTTAAACATCAAGTACAGTGGCGATAAGTGGCAGGGCATGACGGGCACAGATGGCCCCTTTGTCGTGTTCGAAACGCCGAAGCATGGCTTGCGAGCAGCAGGGCGCATCTTGCGCACCTATGCACACCGTCACCAGCTGCGTGACATCGAAGGTATTGTGTCACGCTGGGCACCACCGAGCGAGAACGACACACAGAACTATATTGAATTCGTGACAACAAAAACGGGCCTACCACGCAACCAGGCACTAGACCGTGATACTTATCCGCAAGTGCTCGCGGCAATGATACATATGGAAAACGGCTCACAACCGTTTAGCCTGGACGAAATTCGCCAGGGCTTTGAATGGGGGTTCTATGGGTAAGTTCTTAACCGTTAACTTTCCTTATTTGCTGCTTGCTGCCGCTGGCCTCTACGTGCTGAAAAAAGGGAAAACCTTTTACGATGCCGCTGATAACATCGCCGCAGGGGTTACGCGCCCCGTGGCCGATGCGCTGGCAGAAATTCAGTTTGCCCTTAATGGCTCGGGGTATATCAAATACCCCAACCCAGGGTTTTATCTCAAGCCTGATAAATTGGGCGCTGATTATGAGGTGATAGACCGCACCTGGTTAAAAGCCATGTATTTAACGCATGAGGACCACGGCGATTATATCGAGCAGATATTCGACCCCCAACTCAAGTTAAAGCCAGCCTACTATCCGCTCATAGGGCAAGAGGTGAACGCCTCAACCATCGTTACAGCGCTTAAGGGGTAGGGTATGGACAAGTTCGACTTGCTCCTAGTGAGTAACGTGATCACCGTCTTGGTATGCACGGCCATCAATAAAACGGATATTGCCTGGATAAAGCAAGGAATGCAGCAACTGCGCGACGACATTCAAGCGCTAAGGGATCCAAAATGAGTTGGGAATGGTTAGGGGGCATCTTTGCCCCCGTTAAACAGTGGCTCAAGAACCGCGCCGCCGAGAAGCAAGCCGAGCATGAACGTAACCTCGCCGTCATCCAGAACCAGGCGCGATTGGCCCAAAGCGAAAAGGACTATAACCATGAATGGGAAATGGCGAATTTGCAGGATAAGGACAAAGGGCTGCGTTACTTTTCGTATGCCATGTTCACGGCGCCAATTGTGATCACCGTCGTCAGTCCGGCTCATGGTAAAGAGATATTCGCGAACCTAGAGAATGTCCCACCGTGGCTAGTGCAAACCTGGATAGCCATTAATGGCGGTGTGTGGGGGATTTCGTCACTTAAAAATGTCGTGCCATCGGTAATTGGTAATATCCGCAAAGCAAAGGCAGTTAAGCCAGTGTAAAGGGCGCTTTGCTATCGTTAAATTCTCCTAAAGGATTGGGCCTTGCGTATGCAGGCCCTTTTTTTGTTCGTACGAACAATGAGCCTGGTTCGTAATAATTGGCTCGCAGATTACGAACCAGGACTAAAATTACGTAATAAATTACGTACCGGTATCGTCGGTTACTACCTCGGCCAGCTCGTTTAAAAACTCCCAGTTATCAGCCATGTTAACAAGCTCTGTGCCCATTTCACGCAGCTTATCACGGGTATGCACCAGGTTATGAAGTTGAGATATTTCACGTCGTAAGTTGATAATCGTTCGGTCTTTGAAGCGATTACTTTGCATCAACAACCACACGCGCTCGAGTTCCTGGGGAGAATAGCTGGCACCGTGCGGGGTATGTAAGCGGCCATCACGGCCAATCATAAAACCAACCCAATCGCCTTGTTGGGGAATACCGCCAGCGGCCATGGACTCAAGCAACGTCGTCGCACTTGGTGTGGGCTTGTTCGTGCGCATCCATCTATCTAACGTGCTTTCACTGACTCCCAAAGCGGCCATCGCGCCTTTACGGTCAATTAAGCCCTGGTCGGTAATAAAACCTGCATTGCGCAGTAGTCGTTTAAAATCGATCATTTTCACTCCTTTAATGTGTCGATTTATCCGAACCAGTCATACTTACGAAAAAAGTCCGGTACTTATCGGCACAAAACAGGGCGACAAGAAAAAAAATTTAAAAAAATTTTCGCCAAAAATACCCAAAATAGAAAAGTTATGAAAACAAGGCTTAGGGCTGTCATTTTGGCTGAACTATAGAATGGTGCTGCGAGTAGTCATTTTGAGGCTATTTAACATAATCTAATTTATAGGAGGTTACTATAATAACCAAATAACTATCATAGAAACCGACACTAAAAGTCCAATACTAGACGGTATCGGACATTTTAGAGTCATTACGGCTTTTAGTATAGTATGTTGTGACAAGTGTTGTTCATTTACCAATTTATACAATTTCCTAGTTAGTTACTGCGCTTTAGTCTATGGTTGTATTGAGCAATATGCGCTTATCGCATAGTATTAGTAACCAAACCACGAATAAAAAGACGTATTATGGAGTTTGTTCGCCCTTTGGAGCCGATTCTGATCATTGATGATGATCAGTCCATGCGAAGTTCTTTGACCACCATCCTCACCGAGCTGGGTTACGACCAAGTCGCGGTTGCTACAGATGTCGCAGAGGCCAAACCGCTGTTATCACAACTGGAGCCAGAGGTGATATTTGTGGATATAGCGCTCCCAGACACTGATGGTTGCGACGTCGTCAGTTACCTAAAAGATTTACATCCCCACAGTCGAATTATCCTTTGCGCTGATCATAACTCCCAGGAAAACGTAGAACATAGCTGGGAATTCGGTGCGCAAGAATACATTAGCAAACCATTCAACGCGAATAAGGTTGATATGGTTATGAAGCGTTTAGAACTAAATTAA